CCCGGATTCTCGCCTTTGCCTTCGCCTGCCTGTTGAGCGCACTCGCGGGCGGCGCCGCCACCGCTGGCTTCGCCTTCAGCTATGCGAAAGCGTTGGGGGACACAGACCTCGCGAACCTCAAAACCGAACAAGCGGAACAGGCCACGAAAGCGGCGAATGAAAGCCGTCTTTGGTTGCTTCAGCAGGTCGCACGCGTCAACGAAGCCGAGGCGTTGATGTACGCAACTATCGACCAACTCGCCGAAGAAAAACGTCAACTGCAGGAGCGGATTCCCCATGTCACGACCCAATACATTCCGGCGCCTGGCGCTGCGGCTAAGCCCGTTCCTCATTGCGTGTTCACTGCTGGCTGGTTGCGCGACTACAACGCCGCCCTCGGCGTGCCCGCCCCAAGATCCGGCGCCGCTGACTCCGCGTCTGAAAAAGCGGCCCGGCCCGCCCCCGGCACTGACGCCGAACTACTGGAAAGCGGCGTCACTCCGGCAGACATCCTTGCCCACGCTCAGGACTACGGCGAGTGGGCGCGTACCAATCTTGCCCAGCTCAATGAGCTGCTCGATTTACGAGAAAAGGACTGACGCCATATGGCTGTAGGCGACGTTTCGGAAGACGACAGCGAAGAGGCAGTAAGGCGCGTACGGCAAGGCGAGATGTTCATCCGCTCAGGCGTTTCGGCCTACCGCTGCGAAACCTGCGGCGATGCGATCCCCGAGGATCGGCGCCAGAACGAACCGGGCACGGAACACTGCGCCGATTGTATCGACGCACTGAAACACTCAACACGGCGGGGCTTTCGATGAACATGAATGAAATGAACTTCGGTTTCCAGACCGTGCAGTGGCTGATCCTGACGGTACTCGGCATCTACACCTGGCTGACCAAACGCCAAGCGGCGAGCGCCCAAGAACTGCTGGAGCTGCGCACCCGGATCGTTGCGCTTGAAGAGCACGTGCGGCACCTCCCTGACCAAACCGCCGTGACCGATTTGCTGGGCGATATGAAGGCGGTACGCGCCGAACTCTCGGGGGTCAAGGATGCGCTTGGCCCTTTAGCCCGTTCGCTGGATCGGATCAATGACTACCTGCTGCGAGAAAAGACATGACCCCTTATTCCGACTTTCTGCGCCAAGACATGCGGCTGGTGATCCTGCGATTGTTGGTGGAAATGCCCGGCTACCGAGCCAACAGCTCGGTGCTGAACACGGCCCTCGATAACTTCGGCCATACCGCAAGCCGCGACCAAGTGAAAACCGAGCTGCAATGGCTGGCTGAGCAAGGCGCCCTCAGGATCTCTGACGTCGGGCCGGTGTTGGTGGCAACCCTTACCGAGCGCGGGCAGGACATTGCCGCCGGCCGCGCCCGCGTTCCAGGCATCAAACGGCCGGGGGCCTGACCATGGCGGGCAAATCCTCGATCAACCGCCTGCCGCCGATGGTCAAGGCGTACATCCAAAAGTTACTGCGTGATGACCGCATGACGCTCGATGACATGCTGGCCGATATCCGGGCGCGCTTCCCCAACGAGAAAGCCCCGAGCCGCAGCGCCCTAGGCCGCTTCAAAGTGGGGTTCGAAGAACTGACCGAAAAGGCCCGTCAACAGCGCGAGATGGCCGAGGCATTTGTGGGCGCGTTCGGCGAGGACTCTTCGGACAAAACCGGCGCGCTGTTGGTCGAAGCTATCTCGACGCTGACCTATCAGGCCGCCATGGGCGCCCATGAAAAGGACGAGGTCACCATTGCCGAAGTCTCCGCACTTGCCCGCGCCGCCAAGGCCACCATGGAGGCCCGGACAATGAGCGTGAAGGAGCGACAGACCATTGAGCGCGCCGCCCGCGAACGTCTGCTCCGCGAGCAAGCGGCCGAACTGGATAGCGCCGTGAAGGCCAAAGGCATGACCGAAGAACAGGCCATGTTCTGGCGTCAGACGTTCCTGGGCGTGAAGCAATGAAAGCCTCGGCCAGCACCCTGCGTGTCGTCGAGTGGGACGAACTTCCGCCAAGCGTTCGTCAGATCCCGGAGGGCTACAACCCAATCGCCGAAGGGATTCTGATGGCGCACCAGGTGGACTGGTTGCGCATACAAGCTCAGATCAAACTTTGCGAAAAAGGCCGCCGCACCGGCATCACCTTTGCGGAGGCGCTAGACTCCGTCATTACCGCCGCTTCGCAAAAGTCTGCGGGCGGCATGGACTGCTTCTACATCGGCGACACGAAAGAGAAAGGTCTGGAGTTCATCGGCTATTGCGCCAAGTTCAGCCGTGTGATGGCTGAGGCTCAAGCATCCGGCGTCAGTGAAATTGAAGAGTTCCTGTTCGATGACCAGGACGAAGCCGGCAACACCCGGCAGATCAACGCTTACCGCATCCGCTACGCCTCCGGATTCAAGATCGTTGCGCTGTCCAGTAACCCGGCAGGCGTTCGCGGCCTGCAGGGCAAAGTCATCATCGACGAGGCGGCATTCCACCGCGACGTTTCCGCAGTCCTCGACGCCGCCACCGCGCTCCTGATCTGGGGCGGCCGCATCGTCATCATCAGCACGCACAACGGCAAGGGCAACGCGTTCAACCAGATGGTTAATGACATCCGGGACAAACGCTACGGCGACAGCGCCGAGGTCTACCGGGCCACCTTTGACGATGCGGTGGCTAATGGATTGTTTGAGCGCGTGTGCTTCATGGCCGGCAAAGAAGCCACCGCCGAAGAAAAGGAAGCCTGGTACAAGAAGATCCGCAACGCCTACGGCCCACGCAAGGCGCAAATGCGGGAAGAATTGGACGCCATCCCTCGCGACGGCAATGGCGTGTGCATCCCCGGCGTTTGGATCGATGAGGCCATGCGCCCCGGCCGTACCGTATTGCGCCTGGCGCTGCCAGACGACTTCACACAGCAGCCCGTTCACCGCCGCGACGCCTATGTTGAGGACTGGATCGAGCGCAATCTCGCGCCGTTGGTAAACCTACTTGCTCCAGAACTGCGCCACTATCTGGGCATGGATTACGCCCGCCACCGCGACTTTTCTATCGCGTGCCCGATGTCGGTCGATCAGTCCCGTCATCGAGACGTGCCCTTTGTCATTGAGATGCACCGCGTGCCAGCGCGCCAACAGAAATTGGTGCTGTTCTACACCCTGCGCCGGTTGCCTCGCTTTAGCGGCGCGGCGCTTGATGCCTCGGGCAACGGCGAGACGCTCGCCGAAGAAACCGCCGACGAGTTCGGCCAGAATCTCATCAAACAGGTGAAAATCAGCCGGGCCTGGTACGGCGCCTGGATGCCGAAATTTGTCGGGCTGTTTGAAGACAACACCATCACCTTGCCCCAAGACGACAACTTGCATCAGGACGTGCGCGCCATCGAGACGGTGGACGGCATTCCGATGATCGTAAAAGCCCGCTCACAAGACCTCAAAGACCCGGATCTCTACCGCCACGGCGACTTCGCAGGGGCCGGCGCGCTGGCCAACTTCGCCACGCTTGAAGTCACCTCCGGCCCGGTGTCGGTCAAATCACGCCGCCCCCGTCAGGGCAGGCGCATTACTCAGGGGTTCGCATGAACAAGAAAGGTTTGTGGGTCAGCCCCACCGAATTCGTAAGCTTTGCCGACGCGAAGCGCAGTTCCACGCTCGATCAACATATCGCCACCCGTGGGCGTTTCAGCGCGAGCGGTTCCAGCGGAGTAAATCTGCCCAACCCTGACCCGATCCTCAAAGCTCAGGGCAAAGACATTACGGTCTACCGCGACCTGCGCAGTTCGGCACTGGTCGGCGGCAACGTCCGCCGCCGCAAGGCTTCAGTACTGTCACTGGAGCGCGGCCTCAAGCGCGCCGATGCGCCGACCAAAGTGGAGCGCTTTATTCGCGATTGGCTCACCGATCTCGACCTTGACCGCATCATTCGCGAGCTGCTCGACGCTCCGCTGTTCGGGTATCAACCGGTTGAACTGATGTGGAAACCAGTGGGCATGAATCTGGTACCGGAAGATCTGCTCGGCAAACCGGCCGAATGGTTCTTCTACGACAAAGACAATGAGCTGCGCTTTCGCTCCAAGGAAGCAGGCCAGGACGGCGAGCCGTGCGACCCGCAGCGTTTCATTGTTGCCCGGCAGGATGCTACCTACGCCAACCCCTACGGCTTCCCGGATCTGAGCATGTGCTTTTGGCCGGCGACCTTCATGAAAGGCGGCCTGAAGTTCTGGGTTCAGTTCACCGAGAAATACGGCAGCCCATGGGTCATCGGCAAACACCCACGCGGCGCCGCCGACAGCGAAACTGATTTGCTGCTCGATAGCCTTGAGGCCATGGTGCAAGACGCCGTGGCAGCGATCCCGGACGATTCCAGCGTGCAAATCATTGAAGCCGCCGGCAAAGCCGGCAGCGCCGAGGTCTACCGCGAATTGCTGGAGTACTGCCGGAGCGAAATAAACGTCGCCATGCTCGGGCAAAACCAGACCACCGAAAAAGACAGCAACCGCGCCAGCGCTACGGCCGGCGCCGAAGTCACCAAAGACATTCGCGACGGCGATGCCGGCATCGTTGCCGCCTCACTGAATGCGTGCATTCGTTTGGTCGTCGACCTCAACTTCGGCTCCGACGTGGCGGCGCCGCTGTACGAATTGTGGGAACAGGAAGAAATCGACAAGACGCTGGCCCAGCGCGACAAGGCGCTGACGGATTCCGGCGTGAAGTTCACCGATGCGTATTGGAAGCGCACCTACAACCTGCAGGACGGCGATCTCGCATCGGCGGCGGCCACCATCGATTCACCAGAGTTCGCCGAAGCGCCCCTGCGGCCGCTGCTGGATCAGATTGCACTCGACCAGGCTATCGACAGCCTGCCCGCAGAAGCGCTGCAACAACAGGCAGAACAGGCCGTTGCCCCATTCATCGAAGCCTTGCAACGCGCCCGCGATGACTCGGAGGCGCTCGGCCTGTTGGCCGAAGCGTTCCCACAGATGGACGCGGAGACCCTCCAGCAACAGCTCACAAACCTGTTGTTCATCGCCGATACCTGGGGCCGGCTGAGCGCCAGCGCCGACCGGGAGGATTGACATGGCCGCCTCGGATAAACGCCTCAGCCCGACAGACCTCAAAGCGATCTTTGGCCTTGAGCCAGCGAAGGCTATCGCTTACCTCAAATTCAAAGGCTACGCGATCACCTGGAACTGGCAGGACATGCTCGACCAGGCGCACGACCAAGCCTTCACCGTCGCCAAGGCTATGCGCCTCGATCTGCTGTCCGACATTCGGGCGGCGTTGGAAACCGCGTTGCAGGACGGCCAAACGCTCAAGCAGTTCATCACGAACATGCAGCCGACACTGGAATCTCAGGGCTGGTGGGGGCAACAGGTCATTGTCGATAGCGAAGGCGTTGGCGAGCTGGTGCAACTGGGCAGCCCGCGCCGGCTCAAGACGATCTATCAGACCAACCTGCAAAGCGCCTACATGGCCGGCCGCAAGGCGGAGATGGAACAAACCGCCGAGACGCACCCGTACTGGATGTATGTGGCCATCCTCGACGGCAAGACCCGGCCAAGTCACCGCGCACTGCACGGCCAAGTGTTTCGGCACGATGACCCGATCTGGTCGGCCATCTTCCCGCCCAACGGATTTAATTGCCGTTGCCGCGTCGTTGCTTTGACCGAGGCGGCCGTCAAACGCCGAGGCCTGACAATCGTTTCGAGCGCGGGCCGGTCATTCACCGAAACCGTCGAGACCGGCACAGACAAGCGTACCGGCGAAATCAGAACGGCAACGGTTACCGGCCTGCGCACCACCGATGCAGAAGGACGGGCCATTACCTTCCGCACAGATCCGGGCTTCAACCACGCGCCAGGCGCTGGACTGGCCGAAGCGTTGAAGCGCAAAGAAGCGGCAGCATAAGAGGCGCGCCATGATCACCGTAGAGATCGAACACCAACGCCTGCAGGACGCTTTACGCAAAGTCGAATGGGCGGTCGGGGATCTTGCGCCGCTGATGCGCAGCGCCGCCGCCGAGCTGCTGAGCCAGACCGAAGAGAATTTCGAAAATGAAGGTCGGCCCGACTGGGCTGACTTATCGGATGTCACCACCGGCCGCCGGGAAAAAAGCGGCAACTGGCCCGGCCAGATCCTGCAGATCAGTTCGGCGGGGTTGGCGGCATCGGTCACCAGCGCGGCAACTGACAGCTCTGCACTGGTCGGCAGCAATAAACCCTACGCGGCAATGATGCACTTCGGCGGGGACAAATCGGAATTCCCGCACCTATGGGGAGACATTCCGGGCCGGCCATTCTTGCCGATGGATACCGAGGGCGTCATTCAGCCCGAAGCGGAGGAGGCGATCCTTGAACTGGCCCTGCACCACATGCAAAAAGCCGCACGCCTGTAATCGCTTCAGAAGCGCTTAGCCTTCCTTATCGCTCCGGTTCACCGTCATCGCTACTGAAAGATCGCCGTAAAGGCTTTATAAAGTCTCAATGGGCCTCTCTTGCTGCGGGGTCGAGCACAAAAGGGAGAGGACGGTGGGTCAGATGAACAAAATGGAGCAAGAGGTTATTTACCTCTCGGCCGTAAATGAGCTGCTCGGTTCAATGCTCAATTATGAACTGATCACTATTGGTGGTGAAGGAGACCGGCAAAGCGTCCAATTCAAAACGATGACGCATCAGCAGTTTTTCTTCATCGCATTGGTGGATTTTCTGTCCCGGACGGATGAGAAAGCACCTGTTCCATCGATGCCCTATCTCCGAGCGCTGAGGACGATCACTGAAGAGCCAGGTTTTGACAAGAATGATTCAGTGCTTGGCCTTAAAAAAGCCGTAGAAGCTTTCACTAACTGGCTAAATGTAGAAATTGACGTTCCACTTTGGTTGCCATCAATAATTCTTGAGGTCGAAATTCGCCTCCCCAGATACCTTCTACTGAAGATCGTCGGGAACCTATCAAAGCACAATTCTTTGCGCTCTGTTGGGGTGGCAGAGGAATTACAACGTCTCCTTCGGAAGGCCGGTTCCAACATCCAGTTGTACCAAGTGTAGTGGTCTAATGAAACCGGACACCCATTTAGGCGAGAATGCTCGCCAGATCGAGGTGTCAGATGACCAAACAACGCCGTTCCTTTTCTGCTGAATTCAAACGCGAGGCTGCCGACCTCGTGCTTAAGCAAAACTACAGCTACATCGAAGCCAGTCGTTCACTCGGCGTCGGCGAGTCAGCGCTACGCCGCTGGGTTGAGCAGGTTCAGAAGGAACGCCAAGGCGTCACCCCGCAAAGCAAAGCGCTGACCCCGGAACAGCAAAAAATTCAGGAGTTGGAAGCTCGGATCGCTCGCCTTGAGCGAGAGAAATCCATACTAAAAAAGGCTACTGCGCTCTTGATGTCGGAAGATCACGAGCGTACGCGCTGATCAATCAGCTGAGCGTCCATGAGCCGATTGATTGGCTGTGCAAAGTGTTTGAGATCAATCGATCAAGTTATTACGCCCACCACCTCAAGCGCCGAATGCCTGATGTCGAGCGGCTTCGGTTGCGCAGTCGGGTGAGCGAGTTGTTTTCACAAAGTCGCAGTGCTGCCGGCAGCCGTAGCATTCTCTCGTTGATGCGTGACGATGGTGAGCAACTCGGTCGGTTCAAAGTGCGCAGCTTGATGCGTGAGCTTGACCTCGTGAGCAAACAGCCAGGTTCTCATGCCTATAAACGAGCGACGGTCGAACGGTTGGATATCCCGAACATCTTGAATCGGGAGTTCGATGTCCCGGCACCCAACCAGGTGTGGTGCGGCGACATCACCTACATTTGGGCCCAGGGGAAATGGCACTATCTGGCTGTTGTGCTGGATCTTTGCGCGCGCAGGATAGTGGGCTGGGCGTTGTCAGAAAAGCCAGACGCTGAGTTGGTTATCAAGGCGCTGGATATGGCCTACGAGCAACGAGGAAGGCCTCAGGGCCTGCTGTTTCACTCGGATCAAGGGTCGCAGTACGCGAGTCGTTTATTTCGCCAGCGGCTGTGGCGTTATCGAATGCGCCAGAGCATGAGTCGCCGGGGAAATTGCTGGGACAACGCGCCGATGGAGCGGGTGTTCCGCAGCTTGAAAACTGAATGGATACCGACCGCGGGCTACAGAACTACTCAAGAAGCCCAACGCGATATCAGCCTCTTCTTGATGCATCGGTACAACTGGATTCGACCCCATCAATTCAACGGTGGGCTGGCGCCAGCTCGGGCCGAAGAAAAACTTAACGTCGTGTCCGGGATTAGTTGACCACTACAAAGCGATGCTTGTCCAGGAAGAGATCTATGAAATCTTTCACGACGATGTTTGCGTTTATCACGCCAGTACCATCGCTGAGTTTTTGAATGAGCTGTCATGGGGAATTCAGAACTACTTAAAGCCGGAATATTCCCGTAGTTTCACCCCCAGCATCGACGGCTCCCCGTACTACGGATTCCAGTACCCTCCGGAGCTAGAAAATCATTATGCGAAAACCCGCTATTGGAATTTGATGAATCAGATTCGCTCAGGCCCGATTTTTGAGCCGTTCATCGTGACGGAACATCTCAAAGGAAAATTCTAAGTCACTCCCAACACTCTTTAAACCCGATTAAAAGTCCTGAGCCGTTCATAGGCTCAGGCTGTGCGCATCACCTCCACGCAGCGCACAGCCATGAAACCACTGCACATCTTCAAGCCCGGCAGTCATACCGCCATGAACGGCGTCAGTTTTGACTTTAGCGAGTCCGATCTGGCCGCCACTGTGAGCGCGTATGACCCGGCCTTGCACGAAGCTCCGATGGTCATCGGGCACCCGAAGCACGACGCCCCAGCCGCCGGTTGGGTGAAGTCGCTGACCGCTACCGCAACTGGCCTGGTCGCCGAACCACAGCAGGTAGACCCAGCATTCGCCGAGCTAGTGGACAAGGGCCGCTTCAAGAAAATTTCCGCCTCGTTCTATCACCCCGACGCCGCCAACAACCCGGTACCGGGCGTGTATTACCTGCGCCACGTCGGCTTCCTCGGCGCCCAGCCGCCGGCCGTGAAAGGCCTGCGCCCGATTGAACTGGCCGATGGCGAAGAAGGCGTCGTCGAGTTCGGCGACTACGGCCACGAACTCAACTCAGACATGTGGCGCCGGTTCCGCGAATGGCTCATCGGCAAGTTCGACAAAGAAACCGCCGACCAGGTGGCCCCGTCGTGGGCCATCGACAGCCTCTCCGAAATCGCCCGACAGCCTGAGCCGGGCAATCAACCCGCTTTCTCTGAACCGTCCCGATCCACCGAGGTAACCAGCATGACCGACAAAGATCCCGCCGCCCTTGAGGCGGAAAACAAACGCCTGAAGGCCGACATCGCCAAGCGCGACAAGGCCGCCCGTACCGCCGCACAAGAAGCCATTCACGGGGCCAACGTCGCGTTCGCCGAGAAACTGGTGGCCGCTGGCATGAAGCCGGTACACGCCCCGGCCGTGATTGCGGCGCTGGATTACGCCGATTCCAGCGAAACCCCGCTGGAGTTCGGCGAAGAGGACGCCCGCGAACCGTTGGCTGACGGCTTGAAGGCGATCTTCGCCGACTTGGCGGGCGGCGTGAGTTTCGCCGAAATCGCCACCAAGCAGCGCGCCGGCAAGACCGTTCCCGAAACCACCAACCCACTGCTGGCCGACGCCGAAGCCCGCAATAAACGATAGGAGGCCCCATGGCCACGTTTAACCAACCGAAAGATCCGGGCGATTTGTTGCTGGTTGAAGTCTGCCCCGGCTGGACGAAGGACAAGGTCACGCTGCTGGGCGGAGTGCATTACGCGTTCGGCCAGGTGCTGGCGAAAGTTTCCGGCAAGTACCAGGTGGTCGACCTCGCGGGAACCGGAGCGGCCAAAAAATCGGCGGCGGTTCTGATTGAAGCCGTGGACGCAACAGCCAGCGACCAGCCGGGCGTGGTAGTCGCTCGCGGCGCCGTTCTCGATCTTGCCGAACTGGCTTGGCCGGAAGGAATTACCGAAGCGCAGAAGGCCACCGCCCTCGACGAACTCACCGCCCTGGGCATCGTTGCCCGTGCGGCCCTCTGATCTGGAGTACTCCATGAATCTGCAAGACATGTTCAGCGTTGCCAACCTCACCGCCGCCGTGAACAAGCTCCCCGCAATTCCCGGCAAAGTCGGCGCCATGGGGCTGTTTGACGAAAAAGGCGTAACCAGCACCAGTGTGGTTATCGATGAGCGTGAAGGCCGCCTGGTACTGGTGCCCAACACTTCCCGCAACGACGACCCGGCGCCGATGAAGGGCAGCAAACGCAAACGCCGCACCTTCGAAACGCTGCACCTGCCGCTCAATCGGCCGATCCTGCCGAGCCAATTGCAAGGCGTTGCCGCGTTCGGCCAGGAAGACGCAACGGCGCCCGTGGCAACCGTGATCAACGACAACCTGCAGGAGCTGAAAAACAGCATCGAGGCTACCCGTGAATTCCAGCGTGTAGGCGCGCTTCGCGGCAAGCTGCTGGACGCGGACGGCGAAGTCATCAGCGACCTTTTCAAAGAATTCGAAGTCAGCCAGAAGAAAATTACGGTGGCGCTGAGCAATGCGGGCACCAACGTGCGCAAGGCCTGCCTGGACGCCAAGCGCTTTTCTGAATCCAAACTCGGCGGCGTGATGGTTACGGGCTTCCGCGCCCTGTGCGGGCCGGATTGGTTCGACGCGATGATCGACCATGAAAAGGTCAAAGCCGCATTTGCCAACTACCAGGAGGCGCAGGATCGCCTCGGCGGCGATGTGCGCTCGGGCTTCACCTTCGGCGGCATCGAGTTCATCGAGTACGACGTCACCGTCAGCGGCCAGCGATTCATCCCGGCCGACATCGCCCAGGTGTTCCCGGTGGCCCGTGGCGTGTTCCGCATGTTCAACGCCCCGGCGAACTACAACGAAACCGTCAACACCATCGGCCAGCCGTTCTACAGCAAGGCCGAGGAGCGCAAATTGGGCAAAGGCTGGGATGTGGAAGCCCAGGCGAACCCGTTGGCCATGTGCCTGTTCCCTGAGGCCTTGGTCGAGCTGAAGGCGGGTTAATCAATGCGCTACTGCACCCGCGGCGATATCGGCAACGCCATCCCGGAGATGACGCTGATTCAGCTCTCCAACGATGACCCGGCCGCGATGTCGCCCAACGAGAACGTGATCGAGGACGGCGTGCGGCAGGCGGAAGAGCTGGTGGATGGCTACCTTCGGGGCCGTTACAACCTGCCGCTCGATCCGGTGCCGACCGTGCTGCGGGATGCGGTGGTGTATCTGGCGCGGCATTGGCTCTATCAGCGCCGCCCCGAGGGCGCGTTGCCGGATGCGGTTAAGGACAGCCGCAAGGACACCATCAAGCTGTTGGAAAGCATCCGCGATGGCGTGGTGACGCTGGGCATGCCCACCGGCCACGCCGCCCCGGAGCCGGGCGAAATCCGCGTCCGGGCGCGCAAGCAGCGGTTCGATGCGGACACCTGGGAGCGCTACTGATGAGCGAGGCGTCGACCAAAACCCAAACCGAGCAGTTGATGGAAGCGATGCTGGAGCGTTTGCGGGGCTCCTTCAGCGAGGAACTGATGGTCGAGCTGTTCCCCGAAAACCCGCTTCAGTACCGCCTGAACCACCCACGCGGCGCGATTCTGCTGGCATACGGCAGATCGACTTTTTCCGGCTCAGAAAGCACGGATGCCGTGTTTCAGGCCCGAAGCATGACGCTCCGGCTGACGCTGGTGTTCCGCCAACTCAACGGCAAGGACGGCGTCGTTTCGTATCTCGACCGCATCCGAACCTGCCTCACCGGGTGGCGCGCCCCGCACTGCGACCAAGCGTGCCGGCCGGTTTTCGAACACTTCATCGGCCACATGAACGGCGTTTGGCAGTACGCCCAAGACTTCGCCACGCGCTCCACCCAACTGCAGTTGATGGCCCCGGAGACCGGGCCGCTTTTGACCGAACCCCGATTTGAGGAAATGCAATGAACCTGACCCGTTACCTCTACAAAGGCCCTCAGAGCGCCGCCTCTCTGCGGGTTGGCGAACAGCGCGAGTTGCTGGAGGTGCAATTGTCGCCGGGCAAACCCGTCAAGTTGCCGGCCGATCACGAATACACCCAAGTGCTGCTGGAACTTCAGCATCTGGAACCGCTTGCGCCTGAAGCCAAAGCCGCCGCCAAGGTTTCGCCCGCGCCTCATAAAGTCGAGAAGGAGTAACGCCCGATGGCCGCTAACTATCTACACGGTATCGAGACGCTGGAAGTCGAGCGCGGCCCGCGCCCGATCAAGGTGGTCAAATCCGCCGTCATCGCCCTGGTCGGCACCGCGCCTACGGGGCCGGTCAATCAACTTATCCAGTCTTTGAACGAAATCGACGGCGCCCAGTTCGGCCCGCACCTCGCCGGTTTCAGCATCCCGGAAGCGCTCGAAGGCATCTACGATTTCGGCGCCGGGACGGTGTTGGTCGTGAACGTCCTCGATCCCGCGATTCACCGCACTAGCGTTGCCGCACAAGAGCGCTCATTCAACGACAACGACCTCCTGCAGCTGGAGCACGGCGCGCTCCAGACGTTGACCCTCAAATCTCCCGAGGGCACCAACACCTACGTCAACGGCACCGATTACTCCGTCGATATGCTGACCGGCCGGGCGAAGCGCTTGCCCACCGGAACCATCCCCGTCAAAGGCCCGGTAAAAGCCGATTACGCCTACGCCGATCCGAGCAAAATCACGCCGGCTGACATCATTGGCGGAGTCACTGTCGCCGGCAAACGCACGGGCTTGAAGGCTTTCCAAGACAGCTACAACTTGCTGGGCTACTTCGGGAAGATTTTCATCGCGCCCGGCTATAGCACCCTGAACTCGGTGAGCGTTGAATTGATCGCGGCCGCAACTCAAGTCGGCGGCGTGACCTATATCGACGCCCCAATCGGAACCACGGTTCAGCAGGTTATCGCGGGGCGGGGGCCGGCCGGCGATATCAACTTCAACACCAGCAGCGACCGCGCGCGCTTGTGCTACCCGCACGTAAAGGTCTACGACGCGCCGACTGACGGCGTCCGCCTGCAACCATTGTCGATTCGCGCCGCCGGCTTGCGGGCCAAGGTCGATAACGACAAGGGCTACTGGTGGAGCAGCTCCAATCAGGAGTTGATCGGCGTGATCGGCTTGGAGCGCTCACTTAGCGCCCGGATCGATGACGCATCCAGTGACGTCAATCTGCTGAACGAAAACGGCATCACCACCGTCTTCAACTCCTTCGGCACCGGGCTGCGCCTGTGGGGCAACCGGACGGCAGCCTGGCCGACCGTAACCCACATGCGCAACTTCGAAAACGTGCGGCGTACAAAGGACGTTATCGACGAATCGATCCGCTACAGCTCGCTTCAGTTCGTCGACCAGCCTGTGACCACTTCGTTGATTACCAGCATCACCGAGAGCGTGAATTTGCTGATCCGCAAGTTGATCGGCGACGAAGCCCTGCTCGGCGGCGAGTGCTGGTACGACCCGGCCCGTAACCCGCAAACCGAGCTGGAACTGGGCCATGTGCTGTTCAGTTACAAACTGGGCATCCCTCTGCCGTTCGAACGCGGCACTTTTGAAACCGAAATCACCGGGGATTACCTGGTTAACCTGGGGGCACAGTAATGGCCGGCTTCAGCGCTCACCGAATTTCCAACGCCAACATTTACCTCGACGGTGCAAGCTTCTTCGGCAAGGTGGAAGAGGTCGACCTCGGTTCAATCAAGACTGTGACCAGTGACTTTCAGGGGCTGGGCATGGTTGGCCTCATTGAACTGCCGGACGGCATCGACAAACTGGAGGGCAAATTCGTCTGGAACAGCATGTATTACGAGGCCGCCACTAAACTGGTCACGCCATTCAAGAGCGTCCAGTTGCAGTGCCGTAACAACGTCCAGGTGTTCAACAGCGCCGGCCTCGTTGACGAGCTGCCGCTGGTTACCACGATGACCATCACCGGTAAGGAGTACCAACTCGGGGGCCACAAGCCGCGCGATCCGACCAAGTATGAAACGCCGTTCTCCGCAACGTATGTGCGTCAGGTTTTGAACGGGCAGGAAATCGTTTTGCTGGACTGGCTATCCAACATCTTCAAGGTTGCTGGGCAGGATCAATTGTCGAAGTACAGGCAAAATATCGGTCAGGCTTGAACAGCAATGCACGAAACCTGATAGCCGATAACTTTTGGACACGCCGCTTTCCACAGATAGGAAAGCGG